TCGACTCTGCTCTCGGGTATGAGAAGTTCTCTGGCGCCGGCGCTCACGATTACCTCAACCCACGGCTCATCATGTCGGATGGCTGGACGGCGACGGAGCGTGTGGACTACGCTGCGGCTACTCGTTCCATGGTCATCACTCCAGTGCGGTTCAAGAACGGGGGTAACAGCAAGGTAGCTCTGACTACCGAGCGCGACCTCACACCTGAGGACATAGCGGTGCAAACCTCCGTCGAACGCGTGGTTGTCCTGGACAACGAGCTGTCTCGTGAACAGAAGGTATCCGTCATCGGACGGGGCCTGGAGCAGCTGGGCTCATCCCGTCCTCCTTTCTGGCTGGTGCGGCGGGCTAACGATCACACGGCCTACGACTCTACGATCCGTCTCGCGTTGGGAGGGCGTCTCCCCGCTGATCTGTGGAACGGCGATCTCGACGCCTCCCCCATCCCCCACACCACGTTCAGCGACTTCGCCCACGACTTGAACATGTCACCGGCTGGCCTCGCCTCCGTGATAACCAACGCCAACAACCGCGTTGCCAAACAGGTCGTCGAGCTGGTGCGGCGCTTCTTCACTCAGGACGACAAGGCGCCTAAGGCGCTGGATATGCCTGATGCTGAGGCGTATGGACTCCAAGGGTACCGCTTCGCGGCGGCCTACTACTACCAGAGTTCACGCTCGGTGGCGTTGCAGTCTGCCACTATGGTTTCGCTTTGCCCGCTGATCGCGACGGCGCCGCTTCGTCTCGTGTCTCGTGAGTTCGCGGGCATGGTGGAGACGTACGTCCACTCTTTCCGCACCGTGGTGGCAGAGCCCATTCAGCCTCTGGAGCACCAGGGCACCATGCGCGACGTGGTCACACTGGACGTCGATCTCGCTTCGGCCTGGGGGGCCACTCTTCAATGAGCGAGTTATCTGACATCCGGAATTCCGTCCGGCGGGCGGCCCTCTCACTAAGGCCAGACTCTCTGGCCTTAGTGAAGGGCAGCTCCCGGCGGATAGGGGTGCCACCCTTGTCATTCGATGAGGCGATCGTGTCCATCGACCCCCCACCCGGTACTCCACTGCGCTGGGCTCCAGTGCACGTGTGGCGCCGCATGGTCGCGTCCCTCGCCCCTAAGCCGCCCGAGCCAGGGGGCACTGTGTTCTGCCGATCATGGGATGACGTTGGACACGTCGTCGCGGCCCTCGAGGCGCTCGCTCCCCGGTTAGCTGAGGAGGGGGTGTCTCAGGGAGCGGTCGAGGCCGAGCTGGACAATCTCAAGAAGGCTGTGCTCGAGACTGGTACTTCGGGCAACGGGCACATCTCCGCCGAGGGCATCACCAACGACGCCGACGTCCCTCTTTTCGGGGCCGCCCAGTTTGGGCGGTGGCTCAGCGGCTTGCGGGATTTGTCACAGACTGACTGGGACCTCGACCTGTCCGTGGTGAAGAGCACTTCGCACGGATGGCCATCTTTCGTGCCGGGGGCGGACCCTGGTTCGAACATAGATCTACTGGGTCATGCTTGGCTCGCTGGGTGGCTGGCTAGCGTGAACGGGGACATCCACAGTCTCGAGGAGGAGTTCCGGGATAAGGTCGGGTCTCCCGGCGCCCCGTTAGCTGCCATGCTGTTCACCCGATCTGGCCCTCTATCCAAGCCCACGCCCCACTACAGGCTCCCCACCTCGGTCGGGGGTTCTCTGATCCAGATCGGGACGTCGACTGGCGCGTACTGTCGAGAAAGGCAGGTATTCGCGGTCCCCACTTTTGTCAACCTCTACCTCCGAGCCGCCTCCACGCGGGTGAAGGTGGCTCTGCGCCGCGACTACTCTTTCAAGCACGGTGACGCGGAAGCACTGAAGGCGTCCGTAAGTAGGCTGCCTCATCTCACGTTCATATCAGAGGACATATCGGGGTTCGACAGGGCGGTGACGTCCCGTATGCAGGATGATCTTCTGCGTCACGTGTACTCCCACTTCCTCACCCCAGCTGAGCAGACGGCGTACGCTCAGCTCCAGAAGATGGGCGTCATTGCGCCCGCCCTGGATCAGGAAAGCGAGGGGTTCGTCTACACGCGATCGGGCATGACCATCTCCGGGTCCATCTTCACTACCAACGACGGTACCATCATCAATGCTTGCAGCATCGCTGTATCTGTAGCCCACGCGCTCGGCATAAGTCTTGACGACGTGTGGACTCTCAAGGGCTCGAGGTGGGATCTGCTTGTCCTTGGGGATGACTGCGTGATAGGGTTCGACGAGTGGAACCCTATCATCAGGGCGAGGTATCTCGCTTCTCGTCAGCGCACCGGATTCAAGACCGAAGTGTTTGACGGCGTTGTCTTCCTGATGACCGCTCTGTATAGAGAAGCGTCCATCAGCACAGGCATACTGAGTCGGGCTATTTCGAAGACTGTCTTTCGGGAGCATCCAACCCGATCCCTGCACGTCGACCTCTTCGGTCTGTACGCCAGGTGGGCCCGATGCACCCTGCACCCCTTGTTCTCCGATGCCTGGGATCTGGCCATTGCTAGGTCGGCCGCTGGGCGCGAGCTCGGTCTGAGCTCTTTCTCTAGACTGAAGGCCATCGTCGAGCACCCCTCCTTCGTCCGGGTCATGATAGAGGAGGGCAAACAGGCTGGCGTCAAGAGTGCGCTTAGAGACCTTCTGACCGGCATGGGACACGGAGACTTGGTGGACGGGCTTTCTTTGCTCCCCTCCTCCATGGCGTTCATGGGCGGAGAGCTCCGCGAAATGTTTTTGACGAACCGGGCGATGACTGGGAACCTGTTCCCAGACGCGCTCATGACACAGTACGCTCACTCAAAGAGCACGTGGATACCGTACTTCCGTCGCCGAATCGGCGG